CCCTCTTTCACACACGTGCAATTTTTGGGGGCTTGGGGGGATAAGAAAAATGACAAAAATGACACACATATATGCGTAAGGGAACTAGAAATAAAAAAAAAGAAAAAATGCTAGAAGAATTATCTGCATCTAGGGGGATAATTAAAATAGCATGTGATCGATCGGGAATTTCTCGCAACACTTTTTATGAATGGATTAAACAAGATCCCGAATTCAAAAAAGCTGTTGACATTATACAGGAAGAGCAAATAGATTTTGTTGAAAGCCGTTTGTTGGATAATATCAATGAAGGAGATACTCAGGCATCTACATTTTATTTGAAAACAAAAGGAAAGGGCAGAGGTTATACAGAGAGAGATATCCCACAAACTTCTGCTGCATTAGTCCAAAACAACGCACCTGACATAGATGTCATGAAACTTGTGCAAAGTAAAATTGACGAATTGACAGCATTGCTCAAAGAACAAGGTCGATATTCTTCAGCTTACAACATACAAATCAAAATTGCGGCACAATTGTGTGTAAAGACAGATATGTTATTTGAGGAAACGTTGAAGCCAAATCATAAAGCGATAAATGTTCAGATATCACGTGAGGGGAATGAGCGAGAAACAATATCTGCAACAGAGTCTTTATATAAGCAATATGCAGTTCACTGTCAGACTGCATTGCGTGCATTAGGACTTAATACAGATGGTAAGAAAATAGAAATAGATGACGATTCTTTTGATCGTTTTTTTGAGGATATGAATAGAGAAGAAGAATGACAGAGGAACACAAACAGGAAGAAAGAGAGTGGAAACACAAAACAATCAGCGAATTGATAATGCTGCGTTGTTTAATGTTCACCACTTATCTACATGCATTTAATGTAGATGATAGATTGACTAAATACGTGCGACAAGTAATTGCATATCCGGCAAAACACAATTTGTATGAGTTGCTGGCTGTGCGTCGGTTTTTTTATTTGCTGGACAAATATCAGTTTAAAGCAAGTAAATTTAAAAAATTTGTTAAATGCTATGAAACTTTGAAGTTTAGCGGAATAAATGAACGTCGTCGCTATAAATTGACTCCTATTCAATGTTTCCAATACGCTAACATTTATGGTTTTGTCGACAATCAAGGTCGACGATTGACACGTGACGTGTATATATTTGTCCCACGAAAATTTAGCAAAACAACATCGACTGCAGGAATGGCCGTCTTTGAATTGTTCTGTGGCGAATATAATGCACAAGCATATTGTGCAGCAAATTCATACAAACAAGCAAAAATTTTATTTGATGAAATTCGAAAAATTCTTAAATCAATAGATCCAGGTCAACGACATTTTAAGATTAATCGAGAAATGGTTACATGGGATGATGGAAGAAAAGAATCGTTTTGCCAATGTCTAGCATCAAATTCAGACACACAAGACGGTTTGTTTGCATCTCTTGTCATTATGGATGAATATAGTCAAGCAAAAGATACTGCTGGGCACAATGGAGCAGATCTTAAAAACACATTGACTACATCTATGGGGCCACGAAAAGAACCTCTTACTGTTGTTATAACAACTGCGTCTAGTGTTATAGATGGCCCATGTGCTAGAGAGATCGCAGGAGTCAAAAAAGTTCTTAAGGGAATGATCATTAATGATCGAGTTTTTGCATCTTTGTTTATGCCTGATGTAGACGATGCAGAAGATGATCCAGCGACTTGGGCAAAAGTACAACCCCATATGGGCATTACTGTTGAGCCAGACTTTTATGAAGAAGAATACAAAAAAGCCCTTTTGTCTTCAGATTCAATGCTTGCGTTCCGCACTAAATTGCTTAATAAATTTGCAATTGATGAGACTTTAAGTTGGATATCACTAAAGTTTATTAAAGAACATAGTGTTGATAAAGATTTGTGTAGTTTACAAAGGGATTATCCTGACGCAATGTGTGCGATTGATTTAAGTGAAAGCGATGATTTTTCAGCGGTCACGTTTGGAATATATGATTATGAAAAAAAATCGTTTTTTTTTCATACAAAATATTTTTTTCCTAGAGGTGCTTTGGAGAAACATGAAAATCGACGTTTGTATGAAATATGGGCAGAGCAGGGATATCTAACGTTGACAGAAGGAGATGTTATAGATTATGAAGTAATTGCTAATTATATTCTTGACACGAATAAATATGTTCGTGTACTTAACATTGGCTACGACTCCTGGAAAAGCACTGAATTAATTAATATATTAGCGGCTTGCTTAGGTGCTGATGCTCCTTATGTGCTAAAGTCTGTGTCTCAGACTTATGGCAGTTTTAATGCACCTGTTGAATCGTTTGAGCATGGAATAAAAACGGGGAAAATTAAAATAAATCGCAATCCAATAAATGACTATTGTTTTGCGAATGCGGTTATTGATGTTGACAATATGGATAATAAAAAGCCAATTAAACGTGGGTCTGGAACAGGTAAAGGGAAAACAAATAAAAACAAGATAGATGGGGTAATAACTAAATTAATGTGCATGCGGTTGTTTATTGATTGTGTAAGATAATATTTAGCGGTTTTTTAATCGCTTTTTTATGTTTTTTGGCATAAAACAAACAAAAAACCGCTTTTCCCTTAAAAAAATGGTACCAAAATCACCTAAATCTATGTATAGTAGAGAGCATAGATTTTATGGGAATATTTAAAGCCATTGGAAATATATTCAAACGTAGTACTCAAAATGGGCAAAGAGAAGATTCTTCTTTGCCTAGATTGGGTGCATCCACGATTTTTACGACTGCTACAGGAGGCAATCCGCTAAATATTTCAACAGTATATCACTGTGTTGATTTCTTATCAAGCAAAATTGCAGCATTGCCAATCCAATATATGCGATTGAAAGGAGATATCTATGTCGAAGACAAAGAACATCCATTGCATTATCTTTTGCAGGTGCAGCCTAACCCGGCAATGTCTGCTTTTGATTTTTGGAAAATGGTTGTTCAGTACGTGTTGTTGAGGGGTAATGCTTATATTGTTCCTGTGTATGGTGGAGAACTCTTTTATTCTTCGTTGGCACTGCTAGACCCCGACAATGTTACACATAATACAGAAAATGATACTTATACGATTATAACTAGTAATTTGACGTTAAATGAAGATGAAGTAATACACATCAAGAATTTTAGTTTAGATGGCAAAAGGGGGTTGTCAACCTTAACATATGCAAGACTTACATCAGATATTGCATTAGTATCAGATAAAGAGTCTCTTAATCGAATGGAGGTAGGAGTAAGAGGAATTGTTTCTAATGCAAGTGGAGATGTACGTGGGTTTGGTGCTTATCAGGATAAAGAGCTTAAAAAAACGGCTATAGATTTAGACGCTCGATTTAGAGGAGGAGAAAGAATTGTTAGTTTGCCAGGACAAACACAGTTTTCGCCAATAGCTCTAACGTCTGCTGATATGCAATTTTTAGAAACTAAAAAGTTTAATTTGAGAGACATATGCCGTTTTTTCAGCGTGTCACCAATTTTTGTTTATGATGATTCAAGCAACAATTACAAGACAGCAGAATTGGCTAATGTAGAATTGATGTCTGATACGTTGTACCCCTTTTTAAGGAAAATAGAACTTGAATTGCATCGCAAACTTGTGCCTCGTTCATTGAGTTGTAAACGACAATTTAAATTTAATTTGCTTGATTTGCTGGCTTGTGATTTGGACAGTAAAGTCAAGTATCAGACTTCTACGATTGCGGCAGGTCTTGCAACAGTCAATGAGTGGAGAAAAAAAGAAAACAAGCCAGCTGTTGAAGGAGGTGACACAGTGTTAGTGTCAGCAAACCTTAAAAGTCTTCAAAATCTTATAAATGAAAATAAACAAAATGGGGAAGGACAAACAGGTATTAATTAGACGCACACTTTACACGGCTAACACTCTTCACATAAGAGAAAGTGATGGCGAGAATAGTCGAAAAATAACAGGGTATGCGATTTTATTTAACACACCATCTTCAACCTTGTATGAAGATAGTGAGGAAGTGATAAGAGAAGTTATATCACCATCCGCAGTTACGCAGGAGTTGTTAGATCAGAGTGACATTAAAATGACTTTGTTCCATGATCGGCATTTAATTTTAGCCCGATCTAAATCCGGTGCAGGTTCTCTAACTTATCACATTGATAATAAAGGGGTGAGCTTTGAATTCGATGCCCCACATACAGCCGATGGAGACAAAGCTGTAGAACTAGTTAAGAGAGGGGATATTGATGGTTGCTCTTTTATGTTCGCAACGAGATACTATGATGAAGACTATGTGTCTAGAACCGTAAGTGCTAGAGATGGAAAATACGAAAAAATTTTTACTGTCAATAAAATTACAGGCATATATGACTTTACTCTGACTCCAGACCCTGCCTACCCAGATACTAGTTGTCAAGCTAGAGAACTGGTAGATGCGTTAAGAGAGAAAAAAGAAATGCCAGATGACATTGTTTGCAGACAAGTTGAAGAAATGCGACGCAATGCACATTTAAGAATTAACTAAAAATATATAATATGACAAAAACAACAAAAGAATTGTTGCAAGCATTTGAGAAGAACCAGAATCGAATCAATGAGATTGCAGATACTTGCGAACGTGAAAACAGACCTCGCACAGAGGCAGAGGATGTTGAGTACAAATCAATTCTGCAGAACAATGAAGTCCTAAGAATGCGAATGCATACTGTCGCATTAGGTCAGTATGGACAGAATTCTAACGAATTTAACATGCGAGAAGCAGACCGCATTGTTCGTGACAATGTCTCAAAGGGGCAGCCTACGACAATTTTAATTTGTCGTGACTTGGTGATGGTTGCTGACGCTAAAGCAGGTGGTATTGTTCCAATTAAAATTCAGGATATTATCGAACCTCTTGCTGAAGGATTGATTATCGACAAAGTTGGATTGCCTATGCCTACAGGTTTGGCAGGTGATTATGTGTGGCCAGTTTACGAATCTGTAGAAGCAACAATCCAAGGTGAAGGTGTTGCGTTGACAGATACAGAGATTTCACTAAGCAAACTGACCGCTTCGCCACAACGTATTGGTATTGCAATTCCTGTTACAAGACAGACTATCAATCAGTCTGATGGCGTGATTGAGATGATTGTTAAACAGTTAATGCCGCTTGCATTGTCTAAACTGATTAACAAAATTATGTTGTCTCCTGATAAAGTCACAGGAGCAACAACCTTAGTAGGCCCTTTTGTTGCTCTTAAAGAGACTGCAAAAGCAATTGGCCTAGAGCCGACGTTCCGAGACTACAATGGCATGAAAGCGGATGTGCTTAAAGAAGGTGTCGATGGTACGGCATTGTGCTGGGTAATGACACAATCTCAGAAAGCGATTGCTGAAGCAACTCCAAAAGATACTGGCTCAGGAATTATGGTATGTGAGAATGACAAGATCGCTGGTCTTCCTGTTTTTTGTTCAAATTACATTGGCGAACACATTGGCCTTGGAGATTGGAGATATCAGCCTCTTGGACTGTTTGGCGATATCTCGTTTATTGTCGATCCTTATTCTCAGGCAAGAAAAGATGCTGTAGATTTTGTGCTTAATGCTAATTATGGCACAACAACACTGCAGTCTAAGGCATTCAAACTTGCCAAGGTCGCTCCTAAAGAATAACTTCATAAAACGAACTGATATATGATGCTGAGCCTGGAGACTGTTAAGAAGCATGTGAGATCTGATGATTTTGCGGATGATGATGAATATCTGCAGATACTCACAGAGGCAGCTGAAGAACATATTGCCAATGTGACTAACCGCTCGATAAATGAACTTACAGAAATGAGCAGCGATGGTGTGTCTTTACCCAGACCAATACAACAGGCTGTGTTGTTGCTTGTAGGACACTGGTATAACCAAAGGGAAGCGGTTGCTGGAACACAGATGACAGAAGCCCCTCACACTCTCCAGGCTCTAGTTAAGCCATACGTTAAACTAGTAGAAGAATGAGAGCAGGGGCGATGAAGTACCGTGTCGCATTGTTAGAACCCGTGACAGAGAAAGATTTGTATGGCTCTGAGAAAATCAAGTATGTTGAGACTCGTACCGTACATGCGGAGCGTGTATCTGTGCAAGGAAATAGATCTGATGAGTTGGGTGAACATTTCCCCGATTATTCGGTAAAATTCAACATCCGTGACATACATCATGTATCTGAGAATTGGAGATGTCGACAACTGGGTGGCGAATTGTTTACGATTGTGGCTATTATTCCCAACATAAATCGAGGGTTTAACACTTTAATTTGCGAGAGAGTCAATGAGTAAAAGTGTATTGTCTGCAGGTAAAATAATTGGTAATGTTTTAGAGAACAATACAGAAGTTCGTAGCCGTGTCTCTAAAATATTCCCAATTATGAGCAATAAAGCTATATTGCCATATGTGTATTATCGTCGAGTCGGGTTCTCTCAGATTCCACAAAAGGTTGGTAGGGGGGCAGATACTGTTGTGATTCAAGTGGCGTGTTGCACCGCTGACTATGAATCAAGCGTTGAATTAGCGGAAGCTGTAAGGAATGCGTTAGACTATCAACAAGCGGAATTTGATGGACAAGTGATGCGTTCGTGCGTACTGACAGACTGTGATGAGACATGGAGCGATGACGCTTTTGTACAAAATTTGATTTTTACAGTTAAAATATAAATAACATGGCAAAAACTGGATATGTTAATGGTAGCGATTTGCTGTTGTATGTAGATGGAAAGGCGGTCGGCTCTTGCACATCGCATCAGACTACATTCAATTCTGAGACAAAGGAAAGAGCGGTTAAGCCGCCAGCGAAACAAGGAATGAAGTCTGGACTATGGAAAAAGAAAGGAGTCACAGGACTAAGTTTCTCAATTTCTGCGGATGGTCTTCTTTTCTATGATGAGACTGAATACGGTTTCAAAAAATTGTATAAGCTATGGAAAGAAGCTAAGAGTGTCGAGGTGAAGTGTATGGAGCGTTCAGAAGATGGAGACACTGATACTAATGGAGAGCCTTATCTTCGTGGTATGTGTATCATCACGTCATTGCAGCAGAATGCAGCGGCTCAGGACGATGCAACATACTCCGTAACATTGGAAAACGATGGAGAACCGGACGAACTTGATGAGTCAAAGATCACTGAGGGTGTCCCTGGTGAATAAGTGTTAAGTTACAACTAACTAAAAGCGGAATTGTTTTTTAATTCCGCTTTTTTCAAAAAAAAATATATGAATAAGATCGAAATAGCAGGTAAAAGTTATCCTGTTCGTGCCACAATGGGTGCATTGGTAAGATTTAGGCAGATGCAGGGTAAGGAAGTGAGTGAGATGGACGAAAATTCATCTGAAGATGTTTGTGCGTATGTTTATTGCATTCTTGTTAGTGCGTGCAACGCAGACAAAATTAATTTTGAGTATGATTTTTTGACTTTCTGCGATATTGTCGATTTGACGACAATCAATAGAATATCACAGATGTTGGTTGATCCTTCAACCGAAAAAAAAACGGCAAATCTTTAACTGTGCTGCAGCTGCTAGGAATTGCAGTTGGTAGAATTGGAATCAGTTATGATGAGTTTTTGCGGCTGGATGTTGATGCATTTGAAGCTATCGTCAAGTCTTATTGCGATCATGAGGAAGACAAAAGAAGAGATGATTGGGAGCGGATGAGATGGCAAACAATGTTGACAATACAGCCGTTTGTCGGCAATAAACACAAAATGAAGCCTGAAGATATTCTTGTTTTCTCATGGGATAAACAGGACAAGAAAAATGTCAAAACAATGACACCTGCAGAACAACGGGCAAGAATGAAAAAACTAGTTGAAAGATTAGGAGACAAGACGGTATGAAGTATATAGGGATATCATCGCAGATTTTAGACAAGACACAAAAATTGTCAGTTGCACAACAACAAAAAATAGAAAAAGCTCTTGTTGCGGCCGCATATACGATGCGAAACAATGCCCGTAAACAATTCTCTCATAACAGTCATGGGTATAATATATCTAGTCTGCAAGATGGGATAATGCTTGGCGCATTGCGTTCTGTCGCTGATGGGGTATCTACTATAACTATACATGCAATGGGCAACCTTTCAATTAAGAAGACGTGGAAAGCCCGAATATTTGCTGGAGGTGCTTATCATCGTCGCACTAAAGGCAGAGGCAGAAATAGGGGAACGATACAAGATCTTAAGACTATATCTAAGTCGATAGATCAGAATATATTGAATACATATATAAACAATGTCATTAAATGAGTCAATTAGCAGCTAAAATCACAGCAGACTCTAGCAGCTATCGCAAGGCTATTGAGGATGCAAATAATGTGCTAAAAGCATTTACTAAGGAGGAGTCCTTGGCAGCGGATTCTCTACGCAAGGTGTATGATGTTACGCAAGACCAGGTTGATGCGTACAAAAAAGTTACGGTTGCGATGGAGAAAACGACGGCTGGCACTAAAAACATAAGACAGACATCCTCGGCATTAAGAAGTGACATCGAGAAATTAAAGATACAATGGGAAAATCTCAGCGACACCGCTAAAAAGAGTAAGTTCGGACAAGCGATGGCTAATTCTATCCGCACTGCAGAAGATCGTCTAAGATCAATGCAGATGCAGATGAATACAGCCAAAACAGCCACCACATCGGCATCTACAGCGATGAGTGGAATGGTTGGCATTGTCGGTAAATTAGCCCCTGCTATAGGTGCTGGTTCTGCAGCGATTAAGGTCATGAAAGATGCTTTTTTCAATAGCGAAAAAAATATTGATGATTGGGGTCGCACTGTGAATGTCGCAAAAGGTACTTATCAAGTTTTCCTTGACACGCTTAACAAGGGAGACTGGTCTGGCTTTTTTTCTAAAGTCAAAATGGCAAAAAAAGAAATGTCAGAGATCTACGATCTTAACGACACGTTTGGCTCGATGCAACAAAATAACAGCAATAAAATTGCTAGCATAAAACTTAAGATATCCAAATTGCGTGCTGATCTCGCATATGACAAAGATAATGAATCTTTGAAGCAGCAACTTTTGGAAGCACAGCGAGAATTGGAAAGTACTTTTGTCGATATGTATAAGACTGTGTATGAGGCTGGACTTAAAGAAATCAAAGCATCGATGGGGACAGAAGCGAGCGAGACCATGCGAGAGATTCTTGCTGATGATCTGATTAAGAACGGCCAAAAGGCAATGGATAAAGCCCAGAAACGTCTTGAATATTTAAACCAGAAGTCTGGTGTAAAAGGTACATTTACTGTCGAGGACGAATCGGGGAATCTTCTCCAGATGGACTATGAAAAAAAAATATGGGAGACAGAAAAAGGGCTTGCGGATGAGCGTCTTGCAATTTTAGGGTTGTTGAATAAAGAATCTAATGAATTGCGAAAACAAGGCCAAAAGCATATAGATGAGGCTTATGCCTTGCAGACGCAACTGGAGCAATTGCGTCGTGAACTGGCTGAGCAATTAAGGGAAAAGCCTAAGCCAGCTGCTGAGCCTGTAGAAATTGATTATATGAAAGACCGTCAGATGCTTCTTGATGTTCCTGAAGGAAGCAAACCTTCTAACAAGATAGACAGATCTTCTATTGACAGTTATTTGTATGAGAAACAATATAAAGCAAGGGTAGATGCCGCACGCAAAGCCAAAAAAGAAGAAGATAGAATCTTTTTGGAGCAAGCACCTAAGAAGGTAGTCGGAGATATTAAGGATATAACATCGACTTCGTCGGCATTGTATGATTCTTTGTCAAGTTTAGATGAAATAGACAATCCGTTTAAGTTTTTTGACAGGCTAGCCGGAATTGCACAAAATGTTCTTAACGTGATTGACACGATTAAGGGGTTGGGGCAAACGATGAAAGCCCTTAGTGCGATCTCCAGCATGACAACAGCACAGGAAGTGGCGGATTCAGCTGCTAAGGCTACAGCCAGCGGAACAGAAGCGGCGGCAGACACCACAGCGGCCACGGCAAAAACGTTCAAGGCTCATGCAGCTATCCCATACGTAGGAGCAGCAATTGCTGGTGTTATGGTAGGAACAATGATAAGTATGATTGCAAGCTCTAAAAATCGAGTTCCTAAGTTTAACAGAGGAGGCATCATAACAGGGCCAACTATGGGTTTGATGGGTGAGTATTCTGGAAGTTCTACTAATCCTGAAGTAGTCGCACCATTAGACCGCCTTAAAGTATTGCTATCCGGATCAGAAAACAGCCAATCCGGCAAAGTTCGTTTTGTTATTGAGGGAAGAACATTAGTCGGAATTATAGAGAAAGAAAGAAACTTATCAAGCAGACGATGAAACATCTACGTTATCAAGGGGAATTTTTATCGGTCAATGGAGTTGTCACAAGGGTCGAATTGTGGCAAGAGAGCGATGTGGCTTATGAAGTGCAAGAGTTGGAGTTCCCTGCAGAAGCTCCGTTAATAATCGAATGGGGCGAACATCAAAAATATGATGTTTTGGCAGGGTCTTCTGCTACACTTAAAATTATTAGTCCAGGCGATCGTTCGTATTTAGACCTGTATACGGTTAAGTATGGGGAAATCCGAATGGATGTATATAGAGACAGCCAGATATATTGGAGAGGCTGCATTGACACAGAGTTATATGAAGAGCCGTATGAAAAATATAATAATTATGATGTTACTCTTACATTTTCCGATTTTAACGAGTTGAATCGTATCCCTTTTGATATGCCTGTGGGCTTCACAAGCATAAGCGATATTTTAGTTGCGGCATTTGAGAAAACACAATGTGTTAATTCAGATTCTCTATATATAGAGACCGCAGATGTTGGAACAACATATAACTTAGGTCTTAAAATATTATCGACTGCATATTTACGGACGGACAACTTCTATAAGGAAGATGGAGAAGCTGAGACTTGGGCAAATGTGGTTGAAGGGATACTTCAGCCATTAGCGGTTCATGTTACACAATATAGAGGTAGGACTTATTATTATGACTATCATACATTAATTAATCTTGAAGTTCCGACAGAATCAATATTGTATGCGATTCCTTATCATCGCAAGATAGAGTGGAGTTCTACGCAGCAAAATCTAAGTATTGATAAAACTTATAATAACATTAAGATTACTTTTTCGCCTTATGCTCAAGCGGCAAATGTGCTTCCAACGGAATGCTGGAGCGATAGCATAGAGACAAACAGAGAAGATACAGGTATTAATAATTTGGAGGGTCGTAATATAGGTGAAGCAACAATATGGACTTATCCTTTACGTGACGAAAGCCCGCAATTTAAAACTCCTGGTTTCACTTTGTGGACGTCTTCTAAATGCAGAAATATTACATTGTCCGGTGGGCGAAAAGTTTTTAAGATTGTTCCGCAATATGATGGCAACGATTGTCAAGGTGTTGTTGCGTGTTGGAATGCTTTCCAGAAGTATAGTAAGCCAGTTGGAAACCAAATTGCATACAATTTTGATTGTGTAGAATACGGTTGGAATCCAATCGACAGATGGGATTATATCCCGGATATGGTATTGTTTGAAACGTCTCATGTCCTTTTGCCTCCACAATCTACAGATACTCCAATGCAATTGCGGTTGTCGATGGAAGTCTTGGTTGATTGCAGAATCAACCCTTTCGAGGATCCGTTTGGTTACAAGATCGGTGGTGACTCTAATTGCAAAGCTGGTATGGATAGGTTTAATGCTCGTGCACAATTCCTATATATTCCCGTTAAAATTCATTATAAACCTTTTAATTCGGATGTAGAATATGTGTATGACAACACTCGTATTATAGAGCATGGATCAGACATAACCAGTTATGAACGGACTATGCAAGGCGAATGGGTTGTTGATGATGGTGGGGCATTCTGTTGGCTGGCTTACTATATTGCAGAAGCGGAAGAGCGACAAAAGGGGACTGCATTGTGCAAATGGGTTAAAAATAGACAGACTATCGATGTGCATGGGTTGAGGCTTGACACAATGTTAATGAACATAGAAGATGGCCAATATATCCCTTATATAGATCTGGCACTGAACAGAGGTGGTGAAGTCTGGATTGAAGTGATGGGTAGAGGCTGGAGGGTTGCAAGATATGACGCAACAATGGGTAGCGACGATCACAATAAATTCACTGACTTGGTGATGAACAATCTCACTTTCGCTCTGTGCAAACTGCCTGAATTAGAGTTGCTGAATCAGAATCTTTTTGATCAGGAATTAGCAAACAACGATGTTGTGTACAATGCACAGGTAAATGCCGACGCTAAAGAAGAGCTTAGCATAAATACAATATGTGGCACATACGTTGCCGGAGTTCCGTCTGCACGTGGCACTTATTACACTGAATTAGGGATGCAAATTCTTAAGATGTGGCGTGCTGGACGGTTGGCGGCTGCAGAAGAATTGTTATGTGGAACGCTATATTCTCAATACGCAGAAAGACATATATGTCTGACTGGAGAATGTGAGCTAAAGGGGGTGCGTGCATTGTCATTCGTAGAACAGAACCAGGATGGAAAAAAGTTTATTTGTGTCAGTGAAAGCCAGAATCTGATTGCGGACACGATGGACGCAAAATTTATAGAATATTCACCAGACGAATACGATAAAAAATAAAATATGTCAAAAACATTCAGCCTAAGAAGTATGTTAGTCCCTTCTAAGGGACGCTCTGAAACATTGCGTAATGGCGGTGTGGTAATAGGTGGTGTGACTAGTATAGGCACATCACAAGAGAATGCATCGACTGTTATCGACAAGATCAACAATACGACTGTCGTTTTGAATGGGGATTATAGCAAAATACAACGTATTTCTATAACAAACTTGCTAAATCTTACACAGGATGAAATCGGAGCGAATGATTTGTATATCGTATATGCTAGCGGTAGCGATGAAAGTGGCTGGAGTGAGGAATCTTTTATATATGAAGAAGAAACTTGTCCTGCAGCTTCATTTTTCCAGTGGATAAATGGGAAATGGGAGCATATCACAGATGAGATTGACTTGTCAAAGACGTTGAAATATGATTCCTTGCCTAAAGAGACATATATGATAATGTCATTAAATGGACAAACATCGTTCCCAAATATTTATGGCAGGAATCGTGCTGGGCTTCCTATTGCTGTGCTTGGTAAATATCAGCTTGATGAAAAAGGGGTATATAAACCAATATTTGAGACGACAGGCACACCAAGTGGCGGCACAAGTTCTAATTATACCTGGACGATAACCGTTCCATATGCACGCTATTACATTCAGGGAGGAAACCCTATATATGAAGGTGGACTTCTTAGTGCGTCAGACTATAAACGCTTGATTGAAAATACTGGTGTTAACATTGACACTGTTGTTCCTGAAAATCCAAGCGATACGCATGTGCCATCGACTAAACTTATGGCCGATAACTTTAAGATTGTAAATTTGTGGCTAAACAGTTTGTCGGACATGAAAGCGAGTAAAACAGATTTAAGCAACTACTTTGATAAAACTTACATATTAGCCAATTATTACGACAAAAATTCTGTTGATAATGCTTTGTCTGAAGTACAAAAAAAGGATACGCTTGCAAGTGATGTTGAGGCTCTCGGCTTCACGAAAAACGCTGGTACAATAACTGGCGTTAATCTGAATGGAGAGAATGTTGGCAGGTCGGGAGTCGTAGACATTAAAGCGATGCCACTTGGAGGATATTATTCAGCATCTAACAATGGAACTACGCAACCAGGCAAATGGTGCGAAATAGCATTTTGTTATATAAACCCTAACAGCGTGATTTCTAAAACCCAAATTTTCAGTGTGACACGACCTACTGGACTATATGATAAGATGCAAGGTTTAATTAATGTTAGTATCAGAGTCTCATATGGCACAGTGTCGCATTTGTATTTGTTTACTGATAACATATACTTGAAAAATCATTTTAAGGTGGTATATGACAAAAGTAAAGATAGATGCTCTTTATATGTTACAGCTAATGAGGCGTGGGAAACATGGAGGCTGACTGCTATAAGTTACCCTGTTCAATTTAGTCAGGGATTAGCACAGATTGTTGATGAGCCAATTGATCCCACTGGAGGCATGTTGGTTGATGCACAATGTTATAACGTTGAGACTTATAATAAAACAGACATAGGCCCAATTTATTATGAAGATGTGGCTAATAGGGAAAAAGCTGTGAATGTTAATGCAATAGCATTTTGGAATGGAGCGTACAATTATCAAAATTCGTCTAATTTGGCTTATTGCCGTCATGGAGCGTTTGGAACAATTGTGACTAAAAATGTAAATGATTATGAAGCAAAAAAACCATTGTGGGCAGCTTATACTCAAGACTCTGGAGCAGGAAGTTATATAACATTTCTTAGAATGAAAGGAGTCACCGCATACATGGTGGCAAATCGTGAGTATCAGTTTTCGATAAGGCTATTAGGGCGGCATAATAGCTTCGGCGGTGATTGTACAATTCGAGTTAAAGGCACTGTTGCTTCTTCTTCTAGCTTGGGCGATCCACGTATGTGGTATGTTTCGGGAGAAGCAAGCCATCCAGCGATTCGCATGTATAAAATTAGTGACTCTGTGTATGAAATAGCCGTGCTTAAAACTAATAGATACGCATATGCAGATGCCAAGTTAGAGGACTCGTATGCGTCAACAGGATGTGTTACATTGGAGATGATAACCAATGGCACTTCTCACGGAACTTCTGATAATTATCATGTGCAAGCATTACTTTATCAATCAGATTGGAACGAAACAGACCAAAATAGAATAGGTTACATTAAAAATAAACCTGCAGCGGTTACTGAAGAGACTGTATCAGGGTGGGGGTTTGTTAAGAGAAAGTTCGTCTGCAGAACAATCACATATTCCAATGGAGCATATGGTGGTGCAATATTAGATAGCAGAGGTGTGGATAAATGCACTGCATACAATGGACGTTCTCTTAGTGTTACAATTACAGGATTAACCACGCAGCAGGAGTATCAAGATTTTTTGTTGCAAAATACAATTTCAGTATCTTATACTTATTTTGAAGATGGAGTTGCTACAAGGTCGGATGGAATTATCAGTAAAATTAGTGCAGGAACTGCAATTAATATTCAATTGAAACAAGACATGTTGCATCTGACGGATGCACTTGTATACGTAAGTGTTGTTTTTGATAAAATTATTTAATAAATATGGGAAAAAGAATAAGAATCGGAAAAGATATCGCTATTGCTTGGCATATCACATTGCCGGAAGACACTGACGAATTGTTGTCAGATATGGATCTGACTATTGCGATGAAAGACCCCAAGGGGTTGCTGATTGCAATTAAGGATTATGTTGTGAATGGTAATGATGTGTTGATAGGGCTTAAAGGGACTACTTTTGCGTGGCTTGGCAATTACACGCTTACGCTTTGGAAAAACAAAGGCAAAGATGGGCAAACGGTTGTTGATGCCGTTAATGCTTTTACCCTTGTTAACTCGACAGACAAAGAGGCAGATGATAACAGCTCAGGAAGTGGCGTGCTGGAGATTAAAACAGTTGATTTGTATTCTGAACTTACGTTTTTGGTAAATTCGGCAGGTGCTAATGCAGGTCTAACAGAAAAAGTGGCATTATTGGAAAAACGAATAGGAGAGTTGTCGGACAGCAAACAAGATAATATTACATTAGATGACACGCCTCAAGCCAAATCTAAAAATCCTGTCACATCAGAAGGAATCAAAGCTTATATAGATAGTAGTCTTGGCGAAGTCAATCAGATTTTAGAACAATTAATAGGAGAAAACGTATAATGGCAACAATCGCAGAAAATTTGCAGAAATTGATTACTGCAAAAAATAATATCATAGATGCATTAAAAGACAAAGGGATAGAGATGCCAGACAATGCCAATCTTAGCAGTGTCTCATCCCTTATTACATCGTCTTCTATTGCTCCACAGACAGTCGCAACTGACATATCCAAATGCGGTCGGCTTTTGACTAAATTTGCGGTTTTTCAGATATCCATCTTAACTCTCCGTACAACACAACAGATTATCAAAATAACAGAGGCTACCAAAAAGCAACCATTGCGTTTGATATGCTCGCAACTATCAAAGAAGAGTTGGATTTTGTCGCATTTAATGGAGATTGTATAATCGATGAGAGTGGAGATGCCAATGTCTTTGGGGCATTAGCCCCTATATTTGACACGTATAGAGAAAAGCTTGGTAATGTCCCATTGTACATGATTCCAGGCAATCACGACAGAGGGACGACAATAGATGTTTGGCATGAAGTGTCTAAGCCGAATTGGGATGGTGTTACATTCCGAGATTCGGACAAAGTTTGCTTCTATAAAGAAATCAATGGAGACTTGTATGTTTGGTTTGGTTTGTGGGGAAGTTCTTCTTTTAGTTATTCGGAAGGAATGTATAAATGGCTTTTTGATTTGTTAGATGCCAATTCCAACAGACCCCGTATATTTTTATTTACTCATTGGTTTGATGGATCAGTGGATAATTGGGGATGGAGAGCGTTGGCGGGCCAATATTACAATAATGGCTGGTCTTCGGATGAGGCTTCACATCCAACTAGAGGTCAATTCGGCAAAATAAAAAATTATAAAAATGTGATATGGTTTACGGGTCACTCACATACGGACTGGGAGTATGAGAACACATATCCGACAATTAAAGTGCATGCTAATGACACGGCTAAAATGGTTAGTATTCCATCTTTGTACACTAATGGCGAATTGGCAATTGTGTCTGTTTATTCTAATATGGTTGTGATTCAGCCGTACAAGAAAAACGCAGTCATTATGACAGAGAAAGTATATTTTATAGGAAATGCTACAAGCGTAAAAAAAGAAAATGTTGATATTTTAGACTGGGAGACAATTGACAGTAGCCACCCTACATGTCTTAAATTGATATATGAAGTGAATGATATAACCACCCCTACTGCACTAGTTGCGGATGGCTCTCAGTCTGGACAATCTGCATATAATATGAATTATATATCTGACATGTATATTGATGGTGTTCAAGTTACACCAACGGCTACATATCAGTTTGGCAATGCAGGTAAACATATCGTATTGATTCAATTGGCAGAAAATCATTTTCATGGAGGAATGTTTTACAAAGTACATGATTTGTGGTCTGTGTCAGTTCCGGCAAATGTCACAAATTCTGCCGCTTCAGTATTTAAAGGTTGCTCTAAATTAAAATATGCAAGATTTGGCATGACATTGTCAAATAAACTTGAAAACAATTTTGTCGACAATGTAGTCAAATTGGAAGTCGTTAAGTTTGGTGCGGGAGTGCCTGGCCTTAATGGTGCTAACATTCTAGCGAATGTTCCAGCATTGACAGACATATACATAGAAGGAAATACTTTTGATGTGACAGATGCGATTGGATCAACGGACATAAGCGACACTTATATTGTGCATGTCAATAGTGGCATTGATCAAAACTCTATTATTTCTAAATTTCCTAACGCAACTTTTGTCGTAGATTTGTAAAAAAAAGATAGTGAATTTTATTGAAAAATGTTGCACAATTCAATATAATTCACTATCTTTGTAATGTAATCAAAAGAGATGATTACCGAGAGGCAACGTACCTCAATTGTATAACGGATAAAACCTAACTGAAATGAAAATCCAAGAAGTTTCAGTGAAGTTTACAATCTTCGGACTAGAAGTGACTATCAAAGTCAAATCTTTGAAGAAGAAGTAAAATTCAGAGGTTGGGAAGTTGGAGCTTCCCTTCCTCCTTAGGTTTTATGACACAAAAATAATCAATATGAAAACACCAACAAAACAAAAAGGAGGAAAAAGAGAGGGTGCGGGACGCAAAAAGACAACAGAGAAAAGGATAATGTTTGGCGCGTCATCTGAAGTCCTTGGAATTTTAGAAGGAATAGAGGGCAATAAAAGTGAGTTTATCAACAAAGCGATATTGGCATATTCGAATAACAAATGATTTGTCATGAGTAAATAAAAAATTAAATTGATAACAAGACGTAGAGTTATGTTCTACGTCTTTTTTTTATACATTTGTAAAAACGGACTGAAAAATTTTTTAATTATGTTGGAATACATTACTACAGGAAACTGGGATGCATTAGTGTCAGATTGCATTGTGCGAATTATGATAATATTATTGAGCTGGGCATGTGCTGTTGCATCATCATTTATTGATTTGTGGAGTGGGGTGGATACGGCTAAAGCATTAGGGGAATCAATACAAAGTGACGGGTTAAGACGGACGGTGGTCAAGATTGGTGATTATATGCGAGTCATGTTGTTTTTGCTGATGTTTGATTTGCTTGGCGCTTTTTTAAGTTTTTATGTTATGCCGTTTGCGACAATGTTAGGAGCGTTGTCAATTATACTAATAGAAGGAAAGTCAGTAATCGAGAATTCACGACGCAAAAAAAGTAATTCTGCTAACATCCCAGATGTTATGCGGCAAATCGTCAATGCAAAAAATATTAGGGAAAGTAAAGAAGTATATGAGGCAATTTTGAAAGAACTTAATAACACTAAAGCGAATGAGAACAATTAACCGAATTATTATCCATTGCAGTGATACTAGGCAGGGGCAAATAGTAGATGCTAAGGTTATAGACAGATGGCATCGAGAAAAAGGATACCGTAAAATAGGATATCATTATGTTGTTCTGGAAGACGGCACTATTGAGAAAGGAAGGGATGAGGCTGAAGTTGGTGCGCATTGTCTTAGATATAACAATGGATCGATTGGAATTTGTTATTGTGGCGGCAAAGGTGCGGACGGCAGACCAGCGGACACAAGGACACAAGCGCAAAAAAAAGCCCTGATATTTTTAGTGCAAGATTTGTGTGCAAGATATAAGATCGCAGATATTGCAGGACATTGTGAATTTGCGAACAAGGCATGTCCTTGTTTTGATGTTAAAAAAGAATTTAAGTTATGAAACATGACGAAAAAAAAGCATCGTGCCTTTATTCTGTTATTGCCATAGCGGTTGTCTTGCTAATGTTTTTGTATTTGTTTACTGGATGTAAGACAGTTGAGTCTGTGCCATCAGTGGAATATGTTAAAGAATATATTGATAGATATTGTACAGACACTTTGCTTGTGTATGTGAGTGATTCGACTACAATAGAAAAAAATGGCGACTCTACGACTGTAACGAAAAGTAAAAGCAGAGACACATATCGAGGTAAGACCAGGATAGACACGGTCAAAGTCACAAAATATGTGAAAGAACCATATAGAGTAGAAGTTGAAAAAAAGTTAAGCAAGTATGAAGAAATTTCACTTAAAGTAGGAATGTGGCTAATACCTATTTTGGCTATATTGGTTGTAATTGCTATCTGCCGTTTTGTCTATAAACGTAAATAACATTTGTTTTTTTTTGTGTCAAACAGCATATTCAATTTGTCCTTATAGTATTTGCATTCTGTTATTTTTGCATTTCATTTAAATACATAAAAAATGAATGAAGCACAAAGAAAACTAAAAATGATTGTCAATGTGGTTGTGTCTGCAAGTGTCACAGCAATAAAATTCGAAAATGAAGAAGAAATTCTTATGCGAGACATTTTTTCAAAATCTAAACGGGAAAATGTCGTGAGGGCAAGGACGCTATTAGCGGTAGCTCTGTACAAATATGGTTACACTGTTGAAGATGTAAGTTTTGTGCTGAATGTCTCCAAGTCTGCTGTAAGTAAAATGTTTGTTGCTCACGAAGAGTACAAGAAATTAAGTCGTATATATGATTTGACGTGTGAGAGTGTCAAGCGACAGATAGAATCTTATCGCACGCAAGACGATGAATATATGCAGAGGGTTACATCAATGATTGAATAGATTCTAAATGCAAAGACGGTGTTATACATCGTCTTTTTTTACCTAATTTTTTCCTAACTTTTTCCCAGTTTTTCCTCAGTTGTTAAAAAAGCATTTTCCAAGATTTGAATTATTGTTAAAATAAATATTCTGAAATAGTTCCTTACTATTTCCTGCTTTTTTGTTCTAAATGCCAAGCGAATATAATTTTGCGACATAAACATAAACAAAAAGATATGGAACAAGTGGAAAAAATCTTATGTTGCGACAGACCGTCCGACAACAGTGCTATGTGGGCAGCGCTCATGGCAAACAAAAACAACAGCAATGATTGGATGTATGCCAATCAGATGAACAACCCTATGTGGTTGGTATGGATGATGGCTATGCGTTGGATGTATGGCAACAATGATGGCAACAATGCACAGTTGGCACAAATTCAAAGCCAAATTTCAGACAATCAGTCATTCAACAACATGATGTCAGCCATCACGCAGAATCAGAATGTAATGAATGACATTGCGACACGCACGTCAACTTCAATAGATTTTGTTCGAGAGTCTCTTTACCAATTAGGTGCTGCGGTGCAGAATGTGGCTGGAAAAACCGAGTTGAGCGCTGAAAGAGTGGCTAATGCTGTGGCTTTAGGCGATCAGAACATCATTTCACAGATGTTGCAGTGTTGTTGCCAGGGCAAACAGTTGATTGTTGAACAAGGCTATCAGAATCAAATTGCGACGGAGAGATCGGCTACCGTTCTTGGCTCTAAAATAGACGGTAATTTTGCCGCTTTGCAATTGCAGAATTGCAAAGACACAGGTGGTATTATAACACGTATCGACCAGCTTGCAAATGGAATCACACAGGGATTCAGCGCGACAAATTACGAATCGGCACGCTTGGCTCGTGACACTCAGGATGTTGTGAAGTATGAGTCTCAGAGACAGATTGATGCGATAGCAGCAGGATTCAAGAGCATTGAGGATAAGATGTGTCAGAATGAGATCAACACTTTGCGTGCTCAGCTTGAGGAAAAAGACCGTCGTTTGATGCTTCAAGACTTTGTCTCTCAAGTTAAAGCAAGTGGCAATTGTGGTTGCGGTTGCTAAAAAAAGGAGGTGGGGATGGTTACAATATCACCTGTCGGCTTGGCTACTGCAGCGTTAGTGGCAAACCAAGTCAGTTTGCTGGCGACATATAAAGAAAAGTTGTGCAATTCTGGTTGTTCTCAGACGGTAAAGCCGCAGTATTCTATAAGTTACACTTATGGGACACCCGTACTAAATGAGACTACAGTTTTTGTTCCCGTCACTGCAATTATCACAATTGTCACGTCAGATTGTTGTGGGTGTGGCAAGACCCGAATCTTTAACGAAAGATTCACTGCGGCATTCCAAGGGCAGACAGCTGTTCCTACAAGTGTAACGATTACAAGTGAGGGCAGGCAAACCAATGACGAAAACGGATGTTGCAGATCCGGAACTTACACAATCAATGATTCATTAACAATTCTAATTGCATAAGCTTATGATGTTTAGAGACCTTAAACAAGGCGACACTTTATATGTGTACGACCGTGTAGCAATCACGTTGAGTGCCGAAAAAGTAGTTAATGTATCAGCCCCACACCTTGATAAGAACAATGTGGCGAATGGGATGATGGTTGATGTCACGATCGGCAATGTTCAGTATTCGTTTAAGGACGCTAGCGAAGTGGGATATACTACTAATCTTGTAATAAGTCCTAACAGAGCTTGTGTTTTGCGAGAAGTCAAAAATCACAAGACGAATAACGAAACACAGATATCGATGACTCCAAGGCTGCAAGAGGAATTGCCTAAGCTTGATGTTGTTATTGAGGAACTTGAGCCTGAACTTAAAGAGAAGAAGGAACAAGATGCAAAACTGGCTAAATTAGCAGAAGAAATTCAGTCGATGAAGCAAATGTTTGAACAGGCACTAAAACAAATGTCAAATGGAAGCAAGAGAGTTGATACAGAGATTTGATGCAATGCACATAGAAGACGGCATGCTGCGTAAGGCGTTTGTTATGTTGGCTAATGCGTCGACTAGAAGTGCAATGCAATTTCTGGAATTTGTTGAAGGTGTTAATTCGTATGACAATTACATAAGCGAAAGTGAAGCAATGGAAATTGTCAGTAAGTTTAAAAATGCTGATGGCACAGAGGGTGCTAAATGGTCTCCAGAAGCATTGTTCAGCAAAGTTGCATCTTTAGGTGGCAATATTGATCATGCACCTAAATACAACAAATGGGCTCTGTATGTCACAATGAATATGGAGCATAGCGATCATTATCCAGTGTTGCAGAAATGGACTGGAAGTGACGCAACCAAATACGCTGAGGCTTGCTATGATCTTGCCGTTTCGCAGCTGAAGGACAAAGACAGACATGATTGGATAAGACGGTATTTCCAACTGTAAATTCTGATTTAACCTAAACCTAGGGCAGTGTGACAACTGCCCTTTTTTATATGTGTAAATCAGGTATTTTTTTGATTGCGTCCTGTCTGTTACGGTCTAATACTTTTGCGTAGATTTGGGTCGTCCGGATGTCTGAATGTCCCAGCAGTTTAGAAACTGTGTATAAGTCAGTGTCTAGCGTTATCATTAGTGTCGCAAAAGTATGTCGCCCTGAATGGAATGTTAATTTTTTTGTTATCCCTGCAGCAGCTGCCCAATTGCGAATGTAATTGTTTGTACATTCGTGAGATGGAAGACGTGGAAAAACATAATCTTTGTTTTTTTTTCTTTCTCCCATCAAGCGAGCCGCTTGCTCATTTATGTCAAGATATTGCAGTCCTTTTGTTTTTTGCTGACGAAATGTCAACCGGGTAAGTCCGTTGATATTGCTGACTTGATCCCACGTTAAATTCATAATGTCAGATCGACGTAACCCAGTAAGACAGGAAAATAAAAAACAAGTTTTTATGTTTTCTATAGGGCATGGAGTATCAACAACTGCATTAAGCTCTTCTAACGTCAGATAAGTTCTTTCGGCTTCTTCGACTTTAGGCAATTTGACAAAGACACATGGATCATCATTAATAAGTTTATGCCTGTAAGCCTCTTTAATTATAGTTCTAAATTTAGAAAAATATAAACTTTGGGAGTTTGGCTTTAGAGTTGAACTTAAATATTTAAAATTGGTTTGCCCCTTATTAAGGAATTTAACAAATCCTTCCACAAACTTAAAGTCGATTTCTTCAAGTAGAATGTCTTTGCCGTTGAGATATGTGTACATTTGGCGATATGCAGACTTCATTGTACATTTGTTTCCAAACGAGTTGGCTTTGTTTATCTTTTCCTGCCACAATTCAAGCAGATATATTTTTTTACTTTTGTTGAGGCTAAACTTGTTTTCTTGCATTTCTGTAAGTCGTCGTGATTTTACAATTTCTGCAATTTTCCAAGTTTCTTTATTCTTTTTTTTGTCTTCTTTGGTTAGTTCTGGAATAAGGTACAGCCTAAGTGATTCCTCATGTCTTTTGCCTCTATAGTAATAAGATAAAAAAATTGATTTTACACCATCTTTTCTATCTCTCAATCGGAATTTCACAAAATCTTTGTTCATAATTTTCTTTTTTTGTGTGGCGTTTTGAGGCAGTTGTTTATTTAGAATAAAAGCCACGAAATCGCCACTGAGTTAATATAAATATCAAACTATATATATCAATGATGTGTATATTACAATTAACTGAAATGCACTTTAATATAAATATCAATAGAAATAATATAAACATCAGTATATAAACGTGAGTTTTGTAATCAAAATTTAATCTTTTAGTTATAAAATGTTGAATGTTATTTGTTTGTGGGTGTTTTTGCGAGTAGCCGCCGCAAAATCGCCACATTGATATTTAGCTTTTTTGGCTTATTGCCTCCAGTGTGCGGCTTAAAGATTTGACTGTGTCGCTAAGGTTGCTTTTGTCTTCTTGAAGCTGTGCCACCATTTCTCTGAGATCAGACAATTCTTTTTTGAGGCGATTTATTTCTTTTTCTCTTTCTTTATCTTCCGCTTCCTCCCAGCTTTGGGCAGATGCGTCTATTTTTGTCATAGTTCCTTCTCCATACAAAAGCCATTCTCTATTAAGTTCTGGAATTAAATTGCATAATCTATTTATAAAGTCTTTAGGTTCGTCGACCTTTCCGTTTATAACTTGAGAAAATGACGACTCGTTTTGATATCCTAATTTGACACCTAAATCCTTCTGACTTGATACTATACCGTTTTCCTTGCAGTATCTTATCAAACTTTTGAATCTATCTATCTTTTTCATACTCAATATATTATAAACATTTTTGTAAAGTCTTTATATTTTTCTTTGGATAGAATATAAAGTCTTTATATTTTTGCATTGTCAAAATGAAACAAGTTGCTAAAATAGTTTAGCAATAAGTTACAAAATAAATAAACGGAATCTAAAAAAACAAGAAATATGACAAAAGAAGAATTTGAAACGTTGGTGGGCTACCCTGTAGCGGATCAAGAATACAAGCGAGCAATGGCAGTGTATATGGCTTGCTCTTGTAGCCTTGATGATTTTATTAAGGATTACAAAGCCCATAAATGTGACTTACTGCTAGATATAGCAGAAAGTCTAAACTTTGAGAAGAATCAAAAGGAACATGCGAACGACACATTGCTAAGTCTTGCCGAATGTATCATGTCTGAAGTGGAAGACGCTGGCGAAAATTGTGGTAAGCATCTGGCGACACTTAGAGACCACGCACGCATCGCGCTTGGCGCACGTCACTTCGTAAGACTATGTCTTGAAAAAGGCTATTCCCTGCAGGATGCGGATAGAGAATATCTTCTGAGAGCATTGTCTTAACTCAATCAATCCCCGTGTTTTTTTATGCTGTGAGGAATCACGGCTAAAAAATGGAAACAAAAGTGCTTTTCATACTGACTTATTTGAATTAATGGGGGTTCGAATCCCCCCACGGGGACAATGGTAATCATTCTGTTATTTACAAATCTGGCGACAGCGGTCGCGCCCTGCTATTGCTTGTGAAAGTAAAATGCAGGTTGGTGAAACTAAAATCATTTTTTTAACTGGCCCCTCCACGGGTTGGCGGGGCAAAATGGTGGGGAAGATCAACGGTTGATTCCGTGGAAAGAATTGCAGACGAGGTTCAGCGTCCCGTGTATATCTGGAATCTCCTAAAGTTTGGCGGTCTGCAATAGCGTCGACACGGCCTAGGACTGAAAGCGGTTCGACTCCGCACCCCATCACTAAGCCCGTGAGGGTCGTCCAGAATACATGTTATAAAATAAGACCGCCTTACGGGTTAGGGCGGTGACAAGGGGGCAACATGAGGCCAGTGTAGCAAGGAAGCACAGCGTTCCTGCTTGGCCTGAGACACTGGTAGGATGTGTTTGTGGCTGGGATTACCCTGTATAAAAGCCTGCAAGTCACAGACGGAGTTTCGATTACTTCTGCTCCCACAAAAGCCCGTGAGGGTGCTAATTATTGTTTTTTGTTATTAAATGTTAAAAAGCAAGCCCCACCACGGGTTGGCGGGGCGAAATCGGGAGGAAGGCGACGGCAGCAGAGAACGTGTCAAGCTGATCATTCAGCGAGTCCGGAAAATTTGACCCTGAAAGCGGTTCGACTCCGCAGACTCCCACTCTGTACGATCTTTTTGATTATATATTTCTCAGTCGGCATTTGTGAAAACCCCGACTGCAACCGGGCAGAAGGCAACGGCAGCTGACTATTGTCAAGTGATAAGACGACAATAGAACCTCGGTCTGAAAGTGGTTCGACTCCACAGATGCCCACCAAAAAAGTAACGCTTATGAGTATAGAAGAAAGAATTGATCGTCTCTCCGAAATGGTGAGCGAAAACAACAGGATGCTGGCTCTTTTGCTTGGCGAGTCAACACCACAGGTAGAGCCAAGAAAGTACATGACTGTCGCTGAGGCTAGCAGGGTGACTGGCTTGTCTGCACGCTCTTTGAGAATTTATTGTAATCGTGGAGATATAAAAGTCAGCAGGGTAGGCAAATATATATTGCTGCTCACGGAAAGCCTTTATGCCTATATCGAAAGCACGGCAAGACCGACGACAAAGGATAGGGTAAATGAAGTTTTACGTAACACAGACAGATGTCATGGGACAAGCGGATTTTAATATCACCTTCAGCAAGGTAATCGCAGAGATAGACAGACGGTGCAATGAGATAACACATCCTGTGCCGGATGACGTAAAGGTGATTGAGCGCAAACTGATGACAATGGGTAAGATTGTTAGTATGTTGCAGGAGTCTCTGCCCATGTCTGCGGATTGTGTCAAATGGAAAGAATATGTAGAAGCAAGACTTAATGAATTGAGAGATGAAGACAAAAAAGCAGATAGCGAGATTGGAGAAGATTGATCGTCTGGTCGCTGAATACACCAGTCTTTCACAACAAGTTTCACAACAAGGAGACAGCCGCACAGAGATGTGGCAGAAACTTGAGGGTGATTTTGGGTGGTCACGGCAGCACATGATGAACATCCTAAAGGTTGTAGGGGTGCTGAAACCCAAAAATAATGTCAAACAAAAAAAAAGGAGGAAAGGAAATGAACGTAGAGTTGTTGCGTAGAGAACTAAATCTGATTAAGGATGAGGCTCTGAAAAACAAGGTGGAGGCTATCCTACAGAACATTCCAGAAGTGATGGAGCATAAACCAAGTTCGCCATCGGGCAGGTATCATCCGGACTTTGACAATTCGGATGGAGGCAACATAAAGCACACTAAGGCTGTTGTCAAGGTTGCGGAAAAATTGGTGGACGGATTTTCGTCTTGGGATTATGCTTTGCACAGCATTAACGCAGACCACATATATGCGGCTTGCATTCTTCACGACATGTGCAAGTATGGTACAGACCCAGACACCGCAACGCACACAGTGCACGAGCATCCGAAACTTGCTGGCGATTTGATTAGATCCGATTATCCACATGTTGCGTTTCTTATCGACTCCCACATGGGGAAATGGAACACTTCGAAATATAGTAATGTCACTCTGCCAGTTCCTGTGACGTTTATGCAGAAAATTGTGCATATCGCTGACTGCATAGCTGCACAAAAGTGGATAAGTGATAAGATACTTGATTAAGAAATTAAAAAAAAGCATGGCAGGATATATCAAGCTATACAGAAAATTCGCTGAATGGGAATGGTATCAGGATGCGAATGTGACACGGGTCTTCCTGCATCTGCTTTTATCGGCAAATTACGAAGACAAGCGGTGGCGTGGACAACTGATAAAAAGGGGGCAATTTGTCACTAGTTTAGAGCATCTTTCAAACGGGTTGGGGCTGTCTATTCAACAGATTCGCACTGCACTGGAGAAATTGGAAGGTACTGGCGAGATAGCCAAACAATCAACAAACCAATATACACTGATAACTATTTGTAAATTTGATTGTTACCAAGCCGAAGGAGAAGCGGAGCAACAAACGGATAACAATCAAATAACAACAACTAAAGAATATAAAGAATATAAAGAAAGAGAAGAAGATAATCCACACACATACGCGCATGCGTGCGTACGTGTGCGAGAGGAAGATGAAAGATTCTATGCCGAGATGAAAAGGGGTGGCACGCAATGGCAGGAAGATGCATGCAGGACGCTTAAGATAACATTGCCCGAACTTGCAGACCTTGTGTGTCAGTTCGAGGTGGAATGCAGAGCAAAAGGCACGACACACATAAGCTGGAAGGATGCATCAAGCCACTTTATTGATTGGGGTAGAAGACAAGTTCAATCAAGACAAAAACAACAATACTATGGCAGTAGAAATAAAGAAAATATTGACAAAAGGGGTGGGTTTGAACCAACCGACAACACGGATTACTCAGCATAAGAACAAGATACGCTTGCCATTCTGCAGAGTGAGAAACGACATTGCCAACTACTATGTGGCAGAAGTGAAAAAGACAAACATGGAGTTGGTTGTGGATGAGGCTTTGACTGAGCCGATAGACCAGACGGCAATGTGGCTGACTGGCAGAACCAAAGAAGAGCTGGAGACAGGCTTGGCCCAAAGACCCGACCGGAAACTGGAAGACAAGAAACTGGAAATAACCGACGACGAAAAGATTTGGCTGTGTATTATGGGTGTATGTGGAAATGGAAAGACGACGCTACTAAAGGCTATCAGCGAATATCTTAAACAGATACACACGTTTAACGACGGCAAATTTATTCATCTAGCCCCTTTTTCCTTCAAGTATGTGACAGCGGTGGAGCTGGCTGAGATGTACCTGGAAGACCGTAAGACGTACATGGGCATTCGCAACACAAAACTGTTGCTCATAGACGATCTAGGAAAAGAGCCAGCTGAGATCTTGGATTATGGCAACAAATTCAAACCGATGGAAGACATGCTGCAGTATCGGTACAATGAGAGGCTAGGCACGATATTTACAACGAACATGAATAGGACACAGGCGACCGCATACTACGGCAAGAGAATTGGCGACAGGATGCTAGAGTGCTGTAAGTATGTTGTGTTTGAGGGAAAAAGTTTTCGTGGCAGACTTGCACAGACGGAAATTCTGTTTCAATAGTTAATTTATGAATTAAAACAAAAAGACAGGATGAAAACTAAGTTGTTAAAAAAAATAAATCGTGCTATTAGATTGTTGCAATCTATTGAAGGCGAGGTCGAGATTGCATATTCTGGCGGCAAAGATTCGGATGTGATTTTGCAACTTGCAAAGGAATCAGGAATTTCATTCAGAGCCGTTTATAAGAACACGACAATAGATCCGCCGGGTACGATTAAGCACGTAAAGGAGGTGGGGGCTGAGATCTTACACCCGAAAAAAAACTTTGGGCAGCTGATCGAAGATAAAGGATTACCCAACAGATTTCGCAGATTTTGTTGTGCGGAATTGAAGGAATACAAAGTCGCTGACAAGGTAGTGATAGGAATAAGAAGGGCAGAAAGCCGAAAGAGAGGCGAACGTTATAAAGAACCGACAGAATGCAGGTATTACGGAAAAAAGACAGAGGCAAACCACGTCGTACAATATTACCCGATTCTTGATTGGACGGACGAAGATATAAGGGATTTTGTACTGGATAGAGGCATCAAACTCCACTCCCTATATTACACCGAAGGAGGAGATATAGACGTGACAAGGCGGTTGGGTTGCATGTGTTGCCCGTTGGCAAGTCGAAAAAAAAGAATTGCGGAGTTTAAAAAATATCCTCTCATGCTAAGGTACTATGCAAGGCATGCAAATATATTTTTAAAGAAAAAGAAGTTGGACTACGATGACGTTTTTGAATGGCTAGTCAGGGATATATTTTATAGCACGCAGAGCAAATTTAACAAGAACAAAGAGAAAAATCTGTTTGATGACAAAATCGACTACAAATCTTTTTTGGAAAATTACTTTAAGATAAAATTATGAGGTACGTGAAAGTTAAAGTTGTTTGTTTTGACGAACAAGTGGGAAAAAATGTCAACAAAACATTTTTTGTTGATGCAGAATCATTCGCTGACGCAGAAAAAAAAGTTTATGAAGCAATTTATTCTGTCATGCCACATTCGCTAGCGAATATAAAAAGCATGGGCTATGTTCAGTTTTCAGAATGCAAGCTTACACAGAATGATGGTGATTTCTACAAGGTCACGCTTTGCATGGTGTTTGACGACGAAAATACAGGCAGACGAAAAAAGACAAAATACACAATGCTTGTTGAGGCTATGGACACCAAGGATGCCCATTTTATTGTGGAATCAGAGTTGAGAGACGATGAAATTCTTAAGATCGAGAAGTTGGATGTTGAGAATGTAATAAGTTGTTGAGGCTATGATAAAAAAAGTATTAATAGCATTGTCTTATTTGGTTGTGTTTGCATGGGGTGTGTCTATCGGCAAGATCAAACAGCAACGCACAGAGACAGCATGTCTGGATGAATATGAAACAATATATTGTCGTATGATGGAACAGAGAGGGGACACAATAACTACCCTTAACACGTTGATAAAGAAAAATTAAATCTTATGGGAAAAAAAATTTTTATTTCTGGGGCAATCACAAATGATCCTGATCACAAAACAAAATTTGCTGAGGCTGAAAAGCATCTGCAGGAACAAGGATATGTGGTGGTTAATCCTGCGAAATTGTCGGAAATCATGAACTCTGATGAATTCCAATGGGAGGATTATATCAAAGTTACTATAACTATGCTATGTGCTTGTGACAGTATATATATGCTGCAGGGATGGCAAGAGTCCAAGGGGGCAAGGGAAGAAGAATTGTATGCGTGGGTGCATGGCAAAGAAATAATTCACCAAAATTGATACTAAGATGACGTATGAATTTATAGGCAATATTTTGTCGTTTACAGAGAAAAGTGGGCATAGCTCAAGAGGCGAATGGCGAATGTGGGAAGTTGTGCTGGAGCATGACTATACTGGACAATTCCCTAGACGTGTTGTCTTGAATGTGTGGGATGAGAACGTTCAAAACATTGTTGCTATATGTAGCGGCAATAAATCCCAGATAAGAATGCTTGTGTCTGTAGACGCAAGAGAAAGCAACGGTAGATGGTTTAATGATCTCCGTGCATATCGTGCTGAGGCTGTGAGTGTACAGCCTAACGCAGGATATCAGCAACAATATCAGCAGCCGATGCAAGGTGGGCAGTTTGTAGCCCCTGCAGCTCCTGCACAGCCAATCCCCAGTTACCAATCCAATGGTCAAATTACTCCTGGATACTCTCAGGGACAATGGCAAGGAGGCACGGCTGATACTCCTTTCTAGAATTAAAAGAAAAAAATAAGAATATGGGTAAAAGTTTGCATTTGCCAATGATTGCTAAGTGGTATGGAATGATAGAATCATTGCAAAAACCGCATGAGTATAGATCTATTACTCCATATTGGATTTCGAGGCTGGTAAAGAAAGAATATGTCGACATGATAAAAGCGGAATGCAGTGTGTCATGGAGGTTTGCCAAGTTGCATATATCATCAAGGATAGAGTTAGCAGGTTATATAGAACTTCTATTGATAAAATATGGAGACTATATTTTTAAGGAATTTGATTATATCGATTTTTCTTATGGATATACGAAAAGGCACATGGTATGGACACATGAAGGCTTTGACATTAGAGAAGGTAATCCAGAATGGGGTGCAAAACAAGGTGAGCCGTGTTTTATAATAATGTTGGGTAGAAGGGTGAAATAATATGAACAACAACCATTTTCCTGACATCAGGAAAATGGTAAAACAAAAAAACAAAAAACTATGGAAGTAGCATTAGTTTACACTTACATTTATGGAGTCCTATGGATGTTTTTTGCAGCTTGCGTATTTTTTGGAGTTGTGATTGCGTATGAAATTGGGCATTACGCTAACATCTATCGAAAGCATGCAAAGTGCAAAAAATGGTTTTGGGAAGGATTAAAATTTGTCACAATGAATGTTGGGCAAGTGAAATTTACGAGAATTGCAATTTGTATTTTGCTCTTATCTATAATGTCATTTGGTGCGGTCTTTTTTGTGGCTGGATTGATTTTGCAAGACAAATATAACATTTATTAGTTATGGAGAAAATAAAAAACGGAATAATAATCAGAGGATTTACATATGAGGCCGTGGAGCAGACCAGATATCATGGATGCGATGATTGCGACCTTGCGGACGAATGCACTCAGAATACTTTTTATGACAACCCTTGCGAGTTGCTGAACGATATGTATTTTGATACAGGGTTCAAGGCTATAATGTTCAAAAGAGTAGAAGATGAACGTTGAATTTTGTGTGAAAATTTCTGTCGGTAAAAGACGGTCTCATATTGTAGACGATGTTGTTTACTATCGACGTTACATGGATTTTGATTTTGTTTTGCGTTGGCAATGGTATTTTCATTATATCTCTGCTCTCGTTCAAGTTCGTCATCCAGAACTGTTCGTCAGGACTTTTATTGGCAGAACTGATATGCTGACTTCAGCAGAGTATATTGAAAAAAACGTGCTGACTTGATTCGTGCCCAAAAAGCCAAGCTCACTAAAATTAAAGGAATTCCAGTACAATATGATCTGTTTGGATACAACCAGACAGAACGTGTAGAAAAGGTTGAGGCTATTGAAAAGAGACTGAAGGATCTTGAAAATGGGGTTGTTGATTTTTGGGTTTATGGCGATTATATTAATAAAATAAAATCTTATTTGTAAGTTATGGTAAAAAACGTAGAAAAAAAAATTGTCATTGGAGACAAGGAGTATCTTATTACTTTGATGTTAATAGATGTCTATTCTGGAGCAGGATCTTGGTTTAAGGTAAGAGTTGACGAGAGACAAAAAGGCAAAAGGAAATGGGTTGCTATAAAACTGACAAGTCTGGAAGATGCGAACTTGGCAAGATTGTGGGGAAAGCATATCGAACACACATCTTATTACATCTACTGTATAAAGTCTCGCATTCCTGACATAGATAAGATTTTGCAAGAACTGAAAAATAAACTTGCAGAGAGTATCAAGGAACAGGTTTTAGAAATTAAGTTATAACTAGGAAGAGTGTAGAAAATGGCAGAAGTTAAAAACGGAATCATTATAGATAACGTCATCTATGAGGCTGTAGACTTTAATGGAAAAGATTATGACGGAACGTCTGCATGTACTAATTGTGATTTATTGGACGTATGTGCGTCTTTGTATAATAAAAATAGTTTGTGCCAGACTTTTGTCTATGAAAGCAAATTGTTAAGCGAGTATGTGATTTTTAGAAAAAGAAAAGAAAAATGGAATTGTTAGATATATTGCAAGCCTTTAAGGAAGGCAAAATAACTCAATACAGAGGACATGGTGATCAGAAATGGCAAAGTGTATGTTGTGGTCACAAATGGAACACAGAAAAATTTGAATATAGGATAAAGCCAGATCGAGAGATATATCCCTATACAAGGGAGGAGCTGTTTGAAGCACTCTCTTTGTGTGGGCCAAAAGTTATGCTAAAAAGTACAGGAGAATTGTTTTATATCTCTGATGTGCTTTCAGATAAGATACTATTGAAAAAAGACAGAAAAGGGTCAGAAATATGCGTTTCATATCAGGACTTTGCAGACGGGTACTGCTGGAATAACTCTATGTGGCCAACGTCTTGTACGTTATGTGGCTGGGATTCGCAAATATATGAGATTGTTGAAGAACCAATTTATGATAAAGGAGTTCGATGGGGCACAGAAAGAATTGTTAAAAAAAGAGAAGTATGACAGAAAAAGACAACAGATTTTATAAGCATTTAAGGAAATGCATCTCAAAGATTGATGAGTTTGGGGAAATGACAATATATCCGTCTATGTACCCGAATTTTATTGCACCTTTTGTTCCGTTCAGGAGTACCATTTTTGGTTGCACTTTTGATTGTGTTCCTGATTGTATTATACAAACAGATGGCAGCCTATGCGTAGGCTTAATTGATTTTATATCATTTTTTGATGATTATGATTCGGTTGAAAAGGCTTTGTTTAACCATTTTAACATTGACGAAGATGAGTAAGGTATTGGAAGCACTGCATTTAGTGCAAGAAATGAAGAAACGCAACAAAGAAAGGGAGTTGTCGGCTGTATCTTATAGCGAAGATAAAAGAGAATACTTCCGTATAGCGTCGCGTCGCGCGAGAGCTAAAAATTATGAGCAGATGCGTGCGTACCATAGGGAATACTATCGTCTGCATAGAGAAGAGATTAGAGAGAGGCAAAGGGAATACCGCAGGAAAAGAAAGGAGTCAGATCAAAAATCTAAAAAATAATGCTCATGAGACATAAAAATGATAATATGTATGTTTATGTTGTGTCTAAGATCAAGTGGCAAGAGACACAAGTCATAAGACATGGGAATGTGGTGTATCGCACATGTGAAGGTTCGTACAAGCACTTGAAGGTAATTCGCAAGACTATGCATGAACGGTTTTCCAATGGGAATGGCTGGAAACTCCCTAAAGTGAAGTATATCTGCGACGGTGGAGTTTGGGATTCATCAGTTAAAATGGGAGTTTATCTTAAAACATTAGATAGAGAAGAGAAAAAACAAAAACAAATAAAAAATGAGTGATAGAATAACACATGCGTCGGTATTCAGTGGCATTGGTGCTTCTGAACTGGCTGCGGAAATGTTAGGGTGGAAAAATCTTTTCCATTGCGAAATTAACGAATTTGGACGTAAGGTGTTAAATTATCATTTCCCTAATGCAAGAAGCTATGAAGATGTTACAACAACAGATTTCTCCGAATTTCGGGGAAAAGTTACGGTTCTTACAGGAGGATTTCCTTGTCAGCCGTTTAGCTATGCCGGGAAGCGAAGAGGCTCGGAAGATGACCGCTACCTCTGGCCGTACATGCTCAATTGCATTAACCAAGTCAGACCCACTTGGTTTATTGGCGAAAATGTTGCTGGAATCACCACGATGGTATTCCCCAGTGAGGATGTTAAGGTGGGAGAGCAAGCCGATTTGTTTGGAGAAGGTGACGGTTATGAGATATATGAAAAACGTGAAAAATACGTCCTCGGTGGAATCTATGGAAACCTTGAAAATATCGGATATTCCGTCCAGACATTCATTGTTCCGGCTTGTGCCGTGGGAGCTCCCCACCGACGAGACAGAATTTTTATCGTCGCACACAGACCTTCTGAAGACTCCGACTGCGTTCGATGCGGAGGTGACGACAGGGAAGAAGAACCCCAAAGCAGGAAATTCGGGATGTCTTGCGCAGGAAGTGATGAGTGGATATGTAAAAAAGAGGATGCTAGGCCTTCTCCCAACACCGACAGCACAAGACAATCCACACCCGACAAACAAAATAGACGAGAATGGGAGAAGATGGACGGAAGGAGCGAAAGCAAGTCATTCGATGGGGTTGGCAGACATGGCTTATATGGGATTGCTTCCGACACCGCAAGCGAGCGAGGGAGAAAAATTCGCAAACAAATACAAACCAAGCTCTCAAATGGGGCGAAGTCTTTCCGCAATGGCAGGTGGAGGATTGCTTCCTACGCCAAGGGCAAACGTAGTGACAGATTTGAATCTGAACAGCGAGGGGCTTGCAAATCGGAATCATGCGAATTTAGAAGAAAGAATTGCAGCATGCGTTTGTCGCTTGAAGACAGATGGCGACATTTCCCGACTCAATCCCCTGTTTACAGAGGAAATGATGGGTTTTCCTTTAATGTGGACAGCCTTACCATTTCTTTCGCAAAATGGAAAAAAGAAACACTAAAAGCCTATGGCAATGCGATTGTGCCGCAGGTGATGTATGAAATATTTTTAATGATAGATGAAATTGAAAAAATGAAAAAAAATATATGACATTAATTCGACAAATCATTTCAAGTATCAATTTGAAATGATTTGTTTTGTGTTAAAAACATTCTATTTTTGCAAAAAAATAACCTTAATATGAAATTTAAAGAAATTAGCCTAAACTTACTTGAGTTAAACGTAGGTCAAATTGAGGGGTTGCCTGGTAATCCACGAAAAATCAGTGCTGAGAAATTAGAGTTGCTGAAAAAAGATATACAAGATTATCCCGAATTACTGGAAATGCGAGGCTTGATTGTGTATCCGCATAATGAAAAGTTTGTTCTGATTGGAGGAAACATGCGATATCGGGCAATGTTGGAGTTAGGGTATGATACAGCTCCATGCATTGTGGTGTCTAAGGATGCCAGTGTAGAAAAGTTAAAAGCTTATACAATTTTGGACAACGCACCATTTGGCGAATGGGATTGGGAAGCGTTGTCTAATGATTGGGATGAGGCTAGTCTAATAGATTGGGGATTAACTATGCCAGAATTCGAAAAAGAGGAAACAAAAGAAAGTGCTGAAGACGATGATTTTGATGAGGCTAAAGATGTAATAGAAACTCGATGCCAGACTGGAGATTTGTGGTTGCTTGGTGAGCATCGGTTGCTTTGCGGTGATTCTACTAAAAAAAATGATGTTGCACGTCTAATGGATGGGGAAAGGGCTTCGTTGTGGATAACCGATCCTCCTTATAATGTGGCTGTTACAAACAGTAAGGGAATGACGATTGCGAACGATAATATGTCGGCTTCCGATTTTTATAGATTTCTTGAATTTGCTTTTGCTTCAGCGTCCTCTTTTTTGGTGGATGGATGCCCCTTTTATGTTTGGTTTGCGTCAAAAGAGCATATTAATTTTGAGACAGCACTAAATGCAGTTGGCTTAATAGTTCGTCAAGAACTGATATGGAACAAAAATGCTTTTATCTTAGGACGTTCGCATTATCAATGGAAGCATGAACCATGCTTGTATGGTTGGAAAGGAGATGTGTGTAAATATTTTACTAATTCGAGAAATCAGTCAACCGTCATATCTGATGAATTGGAATTAAATATTGATAAAATGAAAAAAGAACAAATGCGTGATTTGTTAAAAGAAATTTTGTCAGATAAGATGCCAACTTCCGTGATCGATGAAAACAAACCCTTAAAAGATGAAGACCACCCGACCATGAAGCCGGTAAGACTGTTTGGCTATTTGATTGCAAATTCGTCGCAAAATAATGATATTGTATTAGACAATTTCGGTGGTAGTGGAACGACTTTGATTGCCTGTGAACAATTAGGACGCAAGGCGAGACTTATAGAAATAGATCCTCATTATTGTGATGTCATAATTGCAAGATGGGAAAAGTATACTGGAAAAACAGCAGAGAAGATATAGGTATGGATAATTTTGTCAAACGTATAAATCCGTTGTCTAAACCAGTTGTGTATACTGCAGAATCATTGTGGGCTAAATTTGTTGATTATTGTTGTTGGTGTGAATGTAACGCTATTGAATTACCAGCAGCCATAAGCCTTAAAGGAAAAAAACAAGTGGATTGTCGTACAGAAAAAAAAATAACGGTAAAAAGGCCTTACTTGATAAGTGATTTTTCTTTGTGGGCTGATATTGACAATTGGGAGGCTTTTAAAACAAAAAATATGCGAAGTGATGGCTTTGCAAAGGTTATTGATTATATAGAAAAAACAATAAAAAATCAACAAACTATAGGCATAGTTACAGGAATGTACTATGCGACGGTTAAAACACGGCATTTGATGTGAAGATTTTTTTTTATTTTTGCAAAAAAAATGTAAACTATGAAAAGGACTTTTTTGTTAATGTTGCTCTTAGCAGTTTTTGCTCTTAGCAGTGCACAGGTAATGTGTGTCAAGGTGTATGAGGATTTGGATCGTTGGAAAAGGCTAAAGCAAGAAAATGTTATTGCTTGGGCAACTACACTAAAAGATTCTGCATTTTATGGCTTTAACCAAGTTGACGAATTAGAAGGTGAATATGTGATTCTGTTGGACTCTTCTCGTAAGGTGGCGGATTTGAAGGATATCACTATGGATTTTTTCAGCAAAAAATTCACGCTCACGTCGCATTGGAAAAGTGACATAAAAAACAGAATGGAGCTAAAGGAAACAGGCACTAATTCGATGTATTTTCATGCAGTATATACAAAAGCGTCTTACTTGGCTTCTGGGTTAGCGGAACATGTCATTGATATTGATGTTGTTTTTATCGTGAAGTTTAAGGAAGACAAAATTAAGATGACAATCGCTATACCAAGTTATCAATATTATAGCGGAACAAAAAGCGACGTAAGGAAGATTGGCGTATATCCGCCGTTTCAGTCGTATGGGACAAGTCGGAAGGAGCGTAGAGACGACACGTTTTTTTGCAAGGCATACATTAAAGCATGTGAATGTATTCTTGATTATACAAAATCGTATTGCGAATACTTAAATAAAAACTTAGGTGAGTGGTAGAGCGAAAGTATAAAAAAACAAAAAAATGCAGGATTACAGTCCTGCATTTTTTTGTTTCGATTTTTGTTATGGCTGTTTTTTATGATTCTTAAAAAGATATATTTGTGGCGTTTGAATATATGTGACAATGGAGGTAAGAAAAAGAATTAATCTAAGTGTTGATGTTGACACGTACAGTCGGTTGTCTCGATTTGCTAAGAGTCGACGATACAAGAATGAATGCGAACTGGTGATGAGCATGATAAATGTTATGCTTGATTGCCTTGTTCCTATTGAAAAAAAGCGTTTCGATATACCAGAGGACGATGCAATGTATATCAATGAAATGTTTGCTCAAATGTCTTATTCAGCAACAAAACAGGCAGATGGTGATGGAGGAGTCGCAATCACAAGAAGAAATAAAAAAAACAATGTATGAAAGTAGATGGAGTATATAGACGTTATATATCATCACGTCGATGGCTGAGGCTAAGACGTGAAAAGATGACTGTTTGCCCATTGTGCGAGGAATGTGCTAAGGATGATAGATGCACTGCAGCAACGGAAGTGCATCATCGAATACCTGTTGAGTCTGTTAAGTCTTACACGGAACAACAACGCTTGATGTTTGATTTCACTAATCTTATGTCGGTCTGTCATGAGTGTCATGTTAGACTTCATATAGGCTTAAAGAAGCAAACTAAAGAAGAAACCATAAAACGGAATAAAGACCAAGTAGAAAGAATCATTGAAAAATTTTTTGCTGATTAATGGGGGGGTGTTTTTTTTATAGGGGGGGGGGGGTGCAAAC